TCTTTCCCTCTCTTGTTTCTTTCTCAATATCTGCTAATATATTCTTTGATGAATCACTTTTTATTATAGCGTCACATCTTAACCGTAATTCTTTTTTTAGACTTGCAACCTCTAACAAATGTTGTTCAGGTACTCCAAACTCTTTAAATATTTGATTATGATATTTATCTAGTTGTTCCACTAGTTTTTGTTTTAATATTCTTAGTATAATATTAGCTAAAAATCTAAATGCTTTTTTTAGAAACGACTTAACATTTCCTTTGTGCATATCCTCCCACTCTCTCAAACTTATGTAAGAAATATCTTTATGAGTACATCGTTCTAATAACGTACTCTTTGATTTTCTCGATAACTTTTGGCTTAATTTTTTCAATCCCATCATCTGACAAAGTTAATATATTTATACCGTATTTTTTAGTTAAGTCATGTATGTCATTTGCTACAATCTTAACTTCACCTCCTGCATTAGCAACCACCTTAAAACTATTGTAAAACTGTCCAGTATCTTTTAAAGTTGTATTGCTAAACTTTTGACCTTTTTTCTTCTTTTCAGAAATAGTAAAGGGGGTGTATTGCTCTAGTTTTTCACCTAAGCCATCTACCCCCTCTTTAAATAACTGTACCTCTGTAATGTATTCAGTTATTTCATCTTTAATACTTACATCAGTAAACACTTCAACTATCAGTTGACTCTGATTTAGTTTTTTTGCGTTTTTTATTAACTGTTTTACTGATTCTAGCACTTTCTAGCTTCTTAATTTCATCTTGGTAAATCTTTCTTATCGGTGTTCCTTGATTACATTTATCTTTGAAGTAATCAAAAAATTCACCCTCTGTCATATCAACAAAGGGTGAAAAATCATTAATTACTAACATTAAGCAAACGTGAATAATGCTTGTGAAATATCAAAACCACTTTTAGCAGGGATTAAAACACCTGAATCTAATGTAGTCTGTGCTGGGATAGTTAAAGTATAAACCCCCTCCATTTCAGCCATAACCGTTGGTATAACACCTAAAGCCGTGGTAACATTTAAAATAGTGAAATCACCAATTAATAAACCAGTAATCAATCTAGGTTTTGCAAAAGAACCGCCGTCAGTAGTTACCTTAACTTTTAAAGTTGTAGCATCTACAACCTCAACAGTAGTAACCGCATCTTGCAACCCTGCTAGTCCACTCATATCATAACCGTTTTCATCTTGTGGAATACCAGCAAAAGAACCGAATCTAACGTTATTCTTAAGTGTATAATTCACAAGTAATCTATTCGGTGTAGCTCCTGAGATAGATTTTTTGAAATAAGTAGCCTTAATTGTACCTTTTACAATAGCTAAAGGATAAAGGTCTTCACCTTCTTCGTCTCCTAAAAGCGTATCCATCAAATCAACTTGGTAAACTGAAAACTCATCACAGTTATAACCGTTTACTTTTGATTCTAATTTGTTACCTGCACCCTCAATATACCCCTCATAAGTGATAGAACCCTTAGCAATTGGGAAAATTGCCCCAAGGTCAGTAATAAATTCTACATCTTCACCAGTAGCTTCAACAACTGCATTGAAATCACCGATTGGATACCATCGTTTATCAGGGTCTGCAATTAGTTTTCCCTCAATAAAAGCCTCAGGTAAAACACCATCCACTAAATCAGATGTGCTTACTTTGTTTCTAACTCCGTCATTATCGTAAGTTCTTACAAAGATTAATTTTCTTGTTACATCGAATACTTCTCCACAAGAACCGTATCCTAAATTTGCGATATTACACCCACAACCAGCCATAATTTTATTTATTTAATTTTAACAACATTTATTTTTCTTAAAAGGCAAATCAATTGTTAATTGAATAGCACTTAATGTATCGTTTAAATACGTTTCCGTATAACCGTTTTCATCTGTAAATCCAAATATAGGGTGCAAATTAGTTGTAAATGATTCAATTAATTCAGTCCTTTTATTCTTGTTTACACTCATTAGAAAGCCATCTACTAATGATTTTAACGGCTCAATAGTACGCTTATGGTGTTCATCAATGGTAAAGTTATTGTAATCTGTTTGAGCTATAAAGAATATCTTTACAACTGCATCAGCATAAGGAATTGAATTGATATTATAGTTAACTTCCAACTCTTCTAATAGAAATACTAAAGGATAGTTTTCTGTTGGATTCTTACCTAAATCTTTGACAAGTTCAGCGTTAACCGTGTTAATTGTTCCGTGTCTAAATTTAGCGGTCTTAATAGTTGTACTTGTTACATCTGAATCAAACACATCTCTATCTAGTGATATACTTTTATTGCTAACTAAGGCGGTTACTGTATAATCTTCTCCTCCAATAGTTAGAACATCACCAATAGAAACATAAGAAGTATTGCACGTAAGTAAATCACTTCCATCAACAGTGAATGTTATAGTATTATCAATACTATTTATACACTCTTCTACTATATCAATTACATCTATTAGCATTATAAGAACTGGTTAATTATCTCTTTACATTTCAAGTTAAAACCATACTCATAATCATTAGTTAGTGCTTTGTGCATAATTGCGTTATAGCTTTTCACGTATTGATTATAAATAATAAAATCTTTACTGTTTTGACTAGCTAACGGCTCTGATGCACTACCTTTAAGCTTAACCGTTCCCGTTATAGTGCTTTGTATGTAAGAGTCTTTAGAGTAGTTGTAAAATACATAGCATGAAACCATATCTTTAATACCTAAACTAAAAAACTCACCACACTCATCACATAAATAGAATTTGTTATAAAGGTCTAACCACTTTGAAGAAGTTGGAACACCATCCACTAAATCAGCAATAAACTCATCATAATCACATTGTAGTAAATCCCTTAATACATACTCCTCAAACCTATCGATATAAGCCTGTAATTGTTCATTTGTATATTGGTTTTTAGACAATTTAAAATATCCGATATAATCACTGATTTGTGTTATCATTTCTTGCTAACTTTTTTAGTTTTCTTTTCTTCTACAATCTCACAGTACCCAGTTCTTTCTAACTCTTTAGCTATACTTAAACCAATAGTATAAAACTTACCTTTGAACTGTCGACCGTAGTGGTTTTTTAAAAACTTTACCTTTACCATTTCCACCATAATACTATATTTTTATTATTAAGTGGGGGCTAATTAAACCCCCCACTAAAACCACTGCTAAACCCCCCTTTAGAGGGTGTATTAGGGTGCAGTTATTGCAGTTTTAATTGTTGCAATATCATCATAGATAAACGCTTGTTTGTCTAATTCCTTAACAAATGCGTGGAATCTAGACTCACCAAGAATTACAAATCTATTTTTGATAAAGTCATCATTTACATAACCAATCTTAACAGTATAACCAATGTAATTAGTAGTATTATACTTAGACATATCTGCAACAAAGATTTTACCAACTGGTATATCTCTTTCAGGTCTAATTGTAATACCTCCAATATTTACTTGATTGAATAGTGAAGCCGTTGGGTATAATGGATTACCATCTGCATTTTTAACCGCTACAAATTGTAAATAGAAGTCAACAGGGTTCAAAGTAACTAACGAAGCCATGTAAGACATCTCGTCCTCATAGTTATGAGTTGTGTAAATGTCAGTAATACACGCATTTATAGCGTCCATTATATTAGGGTTAACAACACCTAAAGCCATAGAACCAGCTACAAAAGTACGACCGTAAACAGTTGCCCCCGTTGGTTGGTTATTAATACCAGTACCGAATAAAATACCTTGCTGACGTTTTAAATCGTGCTTCTTACGTAATAAGTCTTGAGCGATAGACTGAATAGATGTAACATCTTGAGTAACCTCAGTTGATAACTTAATCCAGGCTGCGGTCTTAACTGGTTCTGCATATCTAGTCTTCCATTCAAAATCAATTTCTGGCTTAATTTCTTCTTCTGCTAAAAAACTAAAATCACCATCTTTTGGTAATGTTTCAGTATAAGGATATGCAGTTAAGTTCGTGTTAACCGTAGAAGTTAAAGCATCAACCCAGTTACCACGTAGCCCAACGCTTGAAGGAGGTGCTAATTGAGTTCCTACAATATCAGGGATACCGTCTGGGTTTGTTCCGTTTGCAGTTGTTACAGTTCCAACTACTTTGCTAGTGAACTCTACTAATCCACTCCCAGCAGATTGGATTGATTTAATTTTGTCGTGGTTCTCTTCGATAAACTTAGATACTTCATTTACAAAAGTTTCTTTGTTTTCTTTTGACTCAAAACCATCAATCAATTCTGCTTGGTCTGCTAATGCTTTTTTTAGCTCTCTTACTTCTTCTACTGATTTAGTAGATTCCTCACTAAGTTTTTTAAACATAGCTTCTGTCTTTGCTTTGTCGTTCTCAGACTTTGCAGAGTGGTAAGCCCCTAATTGTGACGCTTCTAATTTTCCTAATTCATCTTGTGAAAGTTCTTTAAACTCTCCTTTACTTGTAAACCAATTCATCTTTTACTTATTTACTTGTTTAACATTCATTTATACATACCTAAATAGAACTCTTCAATAGCAGATTTTTGAATGCCCTTAGACGGTTCGCTTTCTACTTTCTGAGTGTCGTCTGACGGCTCACTTCCGTAATTCATAGGTGTAATATCATTTGAGCCAAGGGGTAACATTGAACCCTCTTGAACTATTTTAGCCTCTGTAACTGCCCAGAAAAACCCCTTTTCTTCAGCTTTTTCTATGTTTGCTACATCTGAAATATATTTGTCGTAATCTTTCTTTTCTGCCTTAAACTCCTTATCTGTTGAGTTAATACATAAGTGCATATTTACATACTCCATTTTTACAGAGTGCTGAAATCCTAACCTTTGTTCGATATGTTTTACTGCTTGAGGGCTTGAGTATTTAAAAACATCTTCTGATATTTTATAGGTTAAACCCTCAACAACTCCATCGCTATTATATCCTAAATCTTTCAGGTTGTAATCAGATACAAATACCTCTACATCTTTAGGATATGCTACAATAGTATCTATTGTGATTTTATGGTCGGTAACATAGTAAACTTTGCCAGTTTGTTCTCTTGCTGACTTATTCCAAATTCCCTTAATATGGACATCGTTATGTGAATCCATGTAACCAGTAGTATTAATTACTGGATAGATAAATCCCTTTTCTAATCCGTCAATAGATTTAACAGTAAAAGTATCATCTGTATAATCCACTACAACTGAATCTGAGTTTTTTCTAGTTGCTTTTTTGTTAGATATAATTAGTTCTTTGTTTTCCTTTAATGCTAAAAACAAATCCCTTTTATCTTTAAATTCTTGGTTGCTTAACTCTATTGCTTTAATCATTTTTTCCTCTTTCAATGTAAATAGTTGAGTCTTCAAATTCTTCTTTACAAACGTGGCAAGATTTAACCTCTTTACAATCCTTTATTGAACCCTTTAAATTTGATATTATTAAATCTTCTAACTCTGAGTACTTACCAAAAATAACGCCGTCACCATCTTTTAGAGAATCTCTTAAATCAGTTAATACCTTTATCTTTTCTAAATTCATTTCATTATTACTTTAGAGTTGAATTTTTCTTTAAGTTCTTTTAACAATTGTTCTTTGTTTTTAACCTTGGACTTCTTCACTTTGTCCGTTGTTTTTTGCTTGTCCATATTGTGCTAGTATTTCAGCTTTATCTTCATCGATTCCGTGTATATCTGTTAATATTAATACACCTGCATCAACGGATAAAACACCATTATTAATATCTGTTATAATTGCCCTAATCTCTTTAGATTGCTTTTCTACTATCTTTGCTTTCTCATTCTTATCTTCTTGTAAAGCGTCGACATCACTCAAATCGTGATAAACTTCATAATAAAAAGAAGTGCTATCATTATATTTTGATGATATGTTTTTATTAAATGTTTCTAATATCTTTGAATCATTAGGTATAAAACAGTTTACATAAGCCCCTTTTGTCGCTTCTCTTACGTTGTTATAAGTACTACTAGAGCTATCATTAAATAGCTTTGAATCTATATTAAATAGGTTACAAATACGCTTTAAATTAGCTTCATAAGTTTCTAATAATTTTAAATCATTAGGGCTAAGTTCTAACGGTAAATAATTCAGCTTTGCACCACTAGCAAAACCGTAGCCATCTTTTCTGTTACCGTTTAGCTTTCTATTTAAGTTCTTTTGTAAATCATCCAAATCGTTTGGGAGCATCATTTGCTCTGAACCATTTGATAAAATACCTTGAACACCTCTGTTTTCTGTAATACTCTTACTAGCTAGGGTTAAGGCATTACTTGACTGCATTAAACGATATCCAGACTCCAAAGGGCTTTGACCTAAAAAATAACTATCAGCTGATAAAGATGGATATTTAGTTATAAAAACATCTTCTTTATCTATATCTGTTTTTAAATCCCAACTTACATTTATAGACTTTATAGGGTCTGAAATTGTACCCTGCTCAACGCTTACTAAATCAGAGGGTAAAACATGGATAGAATTGTAACCCTTTGTTTTAAATGTTTTACCGTTAGAGCCATACATAAAATTAGAGCCACATAAAAGTAAATAGGTTATACACTTTTCTCTAAACTCTGTTATGGTTTCGTATTGGTTTGGTGTATCTAGTAATGCGTTTAATTCAGTATCTTTAACCTCTTCTGTTTCTCCGTTAGATTTATTGACTTTTCTAACTTTCCACGGCATATCGTTTGAGATAGTTCTGGCAATCTTAGAAACTACTGAATATATCGTATCGTTAAAGTTATAACCTTTTAATATTTCATACCCTTTGATATATTCATCTTTGTTATATCCAAAAAGGGGCTGAGTATTAAATACTTCATCTTTAGGAATAAAAGCATTACTGGAATGGTTCGTTAAACCTTTTAAAATAGTTTTGTTATCTGCCATAAATCTAATGCTAATATAAAAAAAATAGTAGAATAAAAAGTTTTAGGCTACTTTTTTTTACTAAAATGTTTAGTTTTTACTAAAAGTATTAAAAATAAGGCAATAAAAAACCCCTTACCGTATTGGTAAAGGGTTTAATTTTATTTTTATATTATTATTCGTTTACTGGTAAGTTATTAATATCTAGTATTTGATAGTGATTCCATTCATCAGAAATCCCTTTTTTTGTACCAACACTATAAAATTTGCCTTTACCGTCTGAGTATCTTAGTTTCCACCCTGAAGTTATGTGATTAGTAACTAAACAAGGTGTGCCATCTGGTATAAACTCTTCATCTTTACCAAATATTTCATCTAGTAATAAATTTTGTTCATCGTTGAACCATTCTCTAATTCTTTTATAATATTCTTCGCTTACCTCTACATATCCCATTAGTAGTATATCACATCCCCACTTTTCACTCAAAACAAAATTAACGCCCCTTACAGCAATATTTATAATTCTCTTAGCATCTTCTTCTTTTAGTTTAAAAGGGAATCTCTCCTTTTTAGGTTGCTGTATTAACTGAAATTGTTCATCACAAATAACATCACGCCAAACTTCATCCCCTAAAATAGATTCATTCCAATCAAACCCACCTATACAAGAACCAGAACTTCTTTTATCCTCAAAAATAGTAACATCTCTTTTATTTCCTTGTCTTTCTTGTTCATCTAACATTGCTTCAACAATGTGTTTAGGGAATCCTTTAATATCTCCTTTGTATTTCATATTAGTTTTCTTTTATAATTTCAAAATATTCATCTTCATTTTCTGCTATGTGTTCGCTTATAATTGAAAAAGCGTCTAGCCTTATCATTTCAAGTATTACACCGCCCCCTTCAGAGTTTTCTTCATCTACATTACTAAAAGATACTTTTAAGTCGTGTATCATGTAAAGCTCTATTTCTGGAGGACACCCTTGATGATACATTTCATTATCTTCTCCTGGTATGCAATTAACACTAACTTCTGCTTTTATAATTACATCGTATTCTTTTCCGTTATTAGTGAACGGCTCTTCTATTGTTACTGTTAATTGATTCATCTTGTTTTCGTTTTTGGTTATAAACAAATATAACACATTAAAATTAAACCACTAAATTTTTAAAATAAAAAACCAGTAGAACGGGGTGGATCTACTGGTTTAATAAGCCTTACATCATTAAAAACGTTAATTAATATATTACGGTTCGGCTGTTCCGTAACACTTTAAAGCGTCGCATTGAATCATAGTATGGTTTAAATTATACTATTATAGCCCCTTACGACCATTGGGGTTTGTAGTTTAGTCAGGACTTGAACCTGAGAGTAATCTAGTTAAAATCGAGTGCAGTCCATCAAAAAAGGCACCCTTCATACGCAACTAATCCTATACCGTTAGGAGTCTAAACTATTTAAACAAAGATAACCTATTTGATTATCTTTGCCAAATTTTTACAGTTAATCTTCTGTAATTTTCTTAATATACTCATATTCGTTATCTGTTAAATCTTGCAATATTAA